TCAATCGACACCCCGCAGCCGCTTCCACGAGTCGATCGGCGTATCCATGGCCTTCCACCCCATGCCTTTGAGTTTGGATAATTCGTCTAGCACTACATCCACAGATACATCGTCAAGCTCGGAAAACGAGTCGATGACTAAGGAGTCTAGGTCCCAGCGTCCCGACGGGTAGCGGATCCATTTTCCCTGACCATGGAACCGTAGAGTTCCACCGAGGTAATGTTGAGCCAACTCTTTCGCCCGCAGCTCGCCGCGGATTTGGCAGCGGACCTCTCGGCCCTCCGCGTCCCTAATCAAAACGGGAATAGTCTCGTCACGGCCACCAATCTTGATGACAATCCCGTCCACTGTCGTGTCCTGAGTCAGAGCATAGGACTCAACCTGCGGCGCCTTTCGGCCCGGGAATTCAATGATTTTTCCAGTAGACGGCCGGCTAATTGCTCCTACCGCGTTGTCCTTGCGCAGCAATGCGTCAATGGCTTTGTAGGCCTTTTGAATGTCCGGTTCCGGGCTAGCGCTTTTCGCGTTCTGAATACGCTCCACCACACGACCGACAGCCATATCTTCAATCGCAACTTGAAGGAGCGCACTTCCCTTTTTGACCTTATCGAAGTGCACGCGATCTTTGCTTCCGTACAGTTCCGCTAGCTGCGCCAAATACTCGGCCAGCCGCGCCATAGGGAGCGTGTCCGGGGTAAAGCTGTCTATGCGAAAGGTCAGAATTTCTCGGGTATTCATAGCGTCACAAGTCCTGCAACGATTGTAGAGGATTGTGGCGCTCATACAAGCTCGCATGCAGGCCCTGCTGGAGCGTCGTTTTTCAGGGCTGCTTGCGAGTGTCCCCTGGCATCCGACGAGATGATCGAGTTACATATGAGCGTAGGCAAAGTTCAACAATTCGTACTTACGACGGCGAATTTAGTGCCTAAGATAGGATGCATCAACGGGTCTTTTTTTCTCCTCGACCCGCTCGGATCTGATCAGCTATCCAGCCATCGATCTCGGACTCTACCCAAACCGATAAGCGGCCGATTTTGATGCGTTTGGGAAAACGCCCGGTTCGCATGCGGACGTAAATTTCGTTTTTCCCGAAGCCAACGCGCTCGGACACCTTTTCGATGCGAAGCAAGCTTTCACCCGCGGCTGACATCGCGGCCTCTATGCATGACGGTCGATTGAGCGCCGGCGGTAGCGAGCAGATCACGACCGCGTGCGGCTGCTTCGGCCTGGCGGCTGGCTAGGCCCTCCGTAATCCTCACCATCGCCTCCAAGCCGGTGGCCATCGTGGCGCAGCGTTCGCGCATGTCCATCAGCGCGGCTGCGCCAGGGTTTGCGTCTCGAGCCGCGTGCAACTGCCGGCGAGCTTCCGTCAGTTGCACGAACATCTCATCATGCTGCCTGGTGATCTGCGCTCGTTGCCTTTGGCTCGCGCGCAGCTTGTGCTGCAGGTCGTATTCGCGGGGCGTCATTTGATCCCCTTATCACTTAGGAAGTAGCTCGCAAGAACCGGACGCCGCTGCTGCAGTTCGTAGCCTAGCTCTACGAGCTGTTTTGTAGACGTGCGGAGCGACGAAGATAGTTCTCGGAATGCCATCCATTCGGCGCGCGCACCACCGACGTCATGGCCTTCACTTTCTAGCTGATCGAGTAGGGCTCCCATTGGCGAGATGAACTTCTCATCGGTCAGCATCCCCAGGTCCAGGCAAGGCTGCTGCCACACGCCATTCCCACCAAGGCAGAAATAGGCCTGCAGAAGCATGCTCGCCGGATATGCAAATTTTCCCTTGCGCCTTTTGGGCGGTGGCACGGGACGAATTTTTGCCGGAGCGTGAGCATTTTGTTCATCGATGTAGCGGTCCAAGCGGGCACGCCACACACTGGGCACGGACGCCGGCAGTCGACCGCGCCGCTTTGCCTGTACGACAGGCGCACCATTCGCGCTCGGTAGATAGGTGACGTTGCTCATCGCGATGTTCCCCGTTCAATTGCCGTCATCGCATCATCGGCGGCTTCAAGCGCGCGTCCGCATACAGATTTGCAGGATGCAATGAGGCCAGCCACGTTGCCGCTGTCGTTCTGCGCTTCGAGGCTTTCGATGATGGCCAGGGTTTGCCATAGCCCTTCGCGCGCAGCGGCAAGGCCGGTGCAAGGGACGGGGAGGGCGACAAGCGCAGGCTCGGTGAATTCGCCGCCTTCGGCTAGGTCTGCCCACATTTGTGTTTCTTCCGCGGCTTCTCCTGCAATGCGCGTACCGATCTCGGAAAGTGACAAGGTGTCGATCTGCTGCTGGTCTTTCCCGGTGGCAATGGCATATTCGATCGCGTTGAAGATCGCGCCGATGTGTCGCAGGGTTTGTGCGGCGCCACCGAATTTTTCGGCGGCTCGGGTGGCCGTAGATACGTTGCTCATCGCTGCGCTCCTTCGGCCAGATCGGCGATTTCGCCGGCAAGCACCATCGATTGGTACTTCAGGGCGTCTTGCAGTGTTTCGGCCATGTAGCCGAAATCGCTGATCTTGCCCTGGCGCGACATGAGATAAAGCACGGCCTCAAGGGCTCGCGCTTTCATGCCGATGTTGCAGAGGGTGTCGGCCTGCACCGTTTCCATTTTGCTGGCCATCATGCAGCCCCTTGCAGCATCGGCAGGGCGGCACGTGCGACCGCTACCGCGTGGGATATTTCGATGCCGTCAGCGACCAAACTGCCCGCCGCAGCGGCCACCAATACACCGGACGCGATGCGCATTTGGCTGTATTCATCGAATTCGGCCAGCAAGCGGAGGGCGTCCACAAGTGGCACGTCCAAGAAATGGCCGGAGCGGTAGGTGATGGTGATCGTGGCCAGTGCTGACGTGCCGAGATTGTCGCTGCGGCAGCGGAGCATGAACCCACTGGATGCATTTACATCTTGTGGGAAGCGTGATAAATTTTCAGGCGTAGAAATCCCACCCAACTTGCGTTGGGATAATTGCTTGGGCATGGTCATCTCCATGTGCCAGGTAAATGGCAGCGGCCTCAACCGCTGTTCTCATAAGCCTCATCAGTTCGAGCTGATGAGGCTTAATCTTTTGACACAGCAATTATCAGCAAGCTACTTATTCGATGCAAGTATTTTACTAATAATTCGGATGGAATTTTGGCTATTGCTTCGACTGTATTGATAGTTAGAGCGCGCCAGCGCGGTACACGATCTGCCCAATAATTCGGAAGCTTTCCGCAGTCAATGAGACGGACCTGCTCGGCGTCTGATTGTTGTGGGAGTGTAGGGTGAGCTGTCCGCCGCTCTCCTTGAAAACTTGTTTCACCAAGACCTCGTCTTCAAAGCAGACGGCGAATATTCGGCCATCCAGAGGCATGACTTGAGCCACGTCTATCAACAAAAGATCGCCGTCGGAAATTAGTGGAGACATGTCCTCGCCGCGGTAGCTGACTAGCCGACAATCGTGAGGGCTCGATCCTAACGACTGGAAGAGATTCGATGCGAAGGACATTGCTTCATTTTCCAGCGGATGCCAGATGACTTCCTTAGAGTCTCGGTCATATGCCATCAAAAGCCGGTCGAACGTGAATCTGCGCGTGAGATTGGTCGAGCGCACCCCAGTAAGAGATCTTTCCTGCCGAGGCTGCGGCGCCTTTTGGGCGGAGACCGCCTGCATCGCGCCCCCAGTGTCAAACCAATGGGGGGGCAGGTTGAGAGCGTGCTCTATTTTTTCGACTAGATCGTCCGGGAGCCTCAGATCTTCAGTCATGCCGCCGGAAAGTAGTTGATATACCTTTTTCTTTGGCAGACCGGCTGCATCGGCAAATTCATCTGGCGAATTTCCAAACCGATCTCGGATCAGATCCTTTAGTCTGCGCGCCCGGAACGCATATCGTTTCAAGGCGGCTGCGAGGTCCGGGCCGCCCTGATCCAGCTCCTGGTCACCTTCGAACAGCCAGGCCGGTGACACCTCCAGCGCCTGCGCCAAGGGGAGTAGTAATTTTGTTCGCGTGTAGGCTCCCCGCTCGAGCGCAGCGATCAGACTTTGGCTCGAACCTATCATTTCGGCCAACTGCGCTTGTGAAAGCCCCACTGCCAAACGACGCTCGCGGAGCCGATCGCTAAGTGCCATTCATTCTCTCCTAGAAGTTTCCTGATATTAGCCTAATTGCGCCCGACCATTGACAAGCGAAAATAGTAGATAGATACTATTCTGCATGAACTGGTCTCGAATTATTAGCCAACTGATGGATTGCGGCGTTCCGCAGGTAGTCATTGCTGCCCATTTGGATGTGAGCCAAGCCACTGTTAGCCAAATCTTGCGTTCCGAGGGAACGCGGAAGGTCGACTACGAAAAGGCTGTCAAGTTGCTCGATCTGCATCGACAGTGCCTTCAGTCACGAAACTCTTTATCCGAGTCGGAAAAGACATCAGGAGCGGTTTATGACTAACGCTCCAAGCGTGGCTCGGAACGGCGCCCGGCTAGCTCAATCCGATGGTGAGCAATCCGTCGCAGCAACGTATCGGGGTGGATTTTGCACTGAGCTTTTGACGATCGCCCGCGGCCTACGGATGACTGCAGCGCGCACGTCCCTCAAGCGTTTTCTCATGGCCTTATACCGTCAGGGCCTAGTGCCCGCCTGGGCCGTGCGCGCGGCTTTCTTCCTCTTCCGCCTGCGCTCGCTATGAAATGTGATCTTCACCCCCTTTGTACCCTGTTCCCGCGCATGGGCGGCCCAGAATTCGAAGCGCTCAAAGCCGACATCGCCGCCAACGGCTTGCGCCAGCGCATCGTGCTGCACAACGATCTGATCCTCGATGGTGGCAATCGGTACCGGGCCTGCGTGGAAGTCGGCGTCAAGCCACAATTCAAGAAGTTCGACGGCGACAACATTGTCGCGTTCGTGCTGTCGGCCAATCTTCATCGCCGCCACATGAGCGCCGGCCAGCAGGCCGCGCTTGTGGCCAGCGCGCAGGATTGGGATAAAACGCACCGGCAAGGGGGCGACGGCAGCAACCAGCATGGGGCGAAAGAGCAAACCGGCAAAATTGCCGCTTTGCAGACCGTCGCGGATCGCGCAGCCCAGTCTGGCGCCAGCGAGCGCACGCAGCGCATGGCTGACAAGGTGGCGCGCGCCGATCCTGACCTGGCCAAGCGGGTCGCACAGGGCGATGTCAGCTTGTCCAAGGCGGTGGAACAGATCACGCCGCCCAAGCCGGTGGACACCGGCGTCGTGCGAAATGCGACGCCCGAGCAAGCCCGCGCCATGTCCGAGCCGGCCCCAAGCGATGGCATGGAAGACCCGGTCGAATTGCTGGAACAGGCCTACATCGACATCGCCAAGCTCGAGGCCCAGCTTGAAGCGCTCACACAAGACGACATGCCCGCCGAGCTGCGCAAGGCGATAAGCACGCGCCAGGGCATCGAGGCGCGGCTGGCGCTGGAAATGACCAAGTCCAACGATCTGGATAAGAGCCTGCGCCAGTTCGGCAAGCTGACTTCGGATCTTCGGGAATTTCTCGGCGTCGAGTCGAACAGCAAAATCCTCTCCGCCGTGAAGGCGCTGCGCAAGGAAGCCCCGTAAATGGATCTCCGCCCCTATCAGCTTGACGCACTGGAACAGGTGCGCGAACACATCCGAAACGGTAAGAAAAATATCCTGCTGTGCGCCCCCACTGGATCCGGCAAGACGTTGATGAGCGGCCATATGGTCGCCGAATCGGACCGCAAGGGAAAGCGCAGCGCTTTCGTGGTCGATCGCGTCAACCTGGTGGATCAGACGAGCGAGACATTTCAGGGCCTGGGCATTGATCACGGCATCATGCAGGCCGATCACTGGCGTTTCCGGCCAGGCCGCAACGCGCAGATCTGTTCGGCGCAGACATTGGCCCGGCGCCGGTGGCCCGATACGGATCTAATCGTGGTGGACGAGTGTCACACCGTCAGCGCGGTGGTGAAGAAGCGCATTGAGCCGCGCGACACCATCGCGATAGGCCTCACCGCAACGCCATTCACGCGCGGCCTGGGCAAGCTCTATGACGCACTGGTCAACGTCACCACGACCAACAGGCTGATCGAGCAGGGCTTCCTGTCCAAGTACCGCATCTTTGCTGCCTCCGAGCCTGACATGAAGGGCGTGCGAGTGGTGGCAGGCGAATGGGAAGAGAAGGAAGCGAGCAAGCGGGCGATGGAGGTGGTCGGCGACTGCGTGGCCGAATACCTCAAGCACGGCAACGGCAAGAAATTCATTTGCTCAGCGGTGGATGTGTCGCACGTCGAAGAGCTGGCGCGCCAGTTCATGGCGGCGGGCGTGATGGTGGCGGCCTATACCTACCGGGTGAAGGACGACGAGCGCTCGGACATCGTCAAAGAATTCCGCAAGCCAGACAGCTACATCCGGGGGCTGATCACTGTCACCGCCGCGTCCAAGGGTTTCGACGTGCCGGACATCGGCGTCGTCATCATGGCGCGGCCGCTGCGCAAGTCCCTGGCGGAACACATCCAATTCTTCGGCCGCGGCCTGCGCATCCATCCTGATAAGGACGGCCTCATCGTGCTGGACCACTCTGGCAACAGCGCGCGGTTCTGGAACGCCTGGAACGAGTTTTTCGAGCTCGGCGTCACCGAGCTGGACGACGGCGAGAAAAAGCCGAAGCCCAAGGGCGAGAACGCCAAGCCCGAGGACAAGATGGTGAAGTGCGGCAGTTGCCAGCACTTGCACAAGGCCATGCCGTTCTGTCCGCATTGTGGTCACGAATACCCGAGGCGGGAAGCAGTGAAGCACGTCGCCGGCACGTTGGCAGAGATGGTGGCCGGGGGCGAGAAGAAGGCCCTGAGCGCAAAGCTCTGGCCGCAGATCGTCGGCTATTCGGTGGACAAACGGGGGCGCACTGAGCACGGCCGCAACCAGGCCCTGGCCCTCTATCGGAAGATCACCGGCGACTGGCCTATTGGCGATTTCTTCACCACGACCCCGGCGCCTCTTACCCCCGAGGTGGTGGGCAAGATTCGGTCCCTGAACATCGCATACCAGAGGGGGCGTCAAGCCGCCGAAGCCGCCGCCGCTGCTTCGACAGTGGAAGCGCGCGCATGACGATGAGCTTTCACCAATTTGCGGAGGCCCACGGCCTCATCATCACGACGATGATGGAAGGGCGGTGGATCCGCACGCGCACCGCTGACAAGCCGAAGCACCGCAACGGCGCGTACAAATATCTAGGTGACGTTGGGTTCGTGCAGAACCACGCGACGATGACGGAGGTGGCCACCTGGCGCTCCGACAAGCCGCCGACCGAGGCCCAGCGACGATTCTCCGATGCCCAGGCGCGCGCGCTGCGCGAACGCGAGGCGAAGAAGCGTATCACCGCGATCCGCCAGATGCGCGAGTATTGGGACCGTCTCCCGGCGTTTCGCGGCGAGCACCCCTATCTGGTCCGCAAGGGCCTGTCGATGATGGGCTGCAAAGACCTGCGTATCGACGGTGACCTGCTGGCGATTCCGCTGTGCAGCGGGCCCTCGCTCATGAGCCTTCAAACAATTGACCCGGACGGCGCCAAGCGGTATCGCTACGGCTGCCCGATCAAAGGCAATTCGCTCCTTCTCGCGCGCCCCCGATCGGTGGTCACCTGCCTGGTCGAAGGCTTCGCCACCGGCCTGGCCATCTATCAATCCCTGCCGCAGGCATCGGTAATCGTCTGCTTCGACGCCGGCAACATGGTCAACGTGGCCGAAAAGTTGAAGGTTCGCGGGATGGTGGTGGTCTGCGCCGATAACGATTGGCAAACCCAGAACAAGATTGGCGTGAATACGGGCCTGGAGAAGGGCCGTAGCGCCGCCGCAGCCATCGGGTGCGGTATGGCCTACCCGGAAGGAATTTTCGGCTCTGACTGGGCCGACGCGCTGGCCGAATGGAAAGAAGCAGGGCCCGGCCGTTTGCGCGTGGAAATCATGCGGCACGCCAAGCCCGTTTCTATCGGCGCGCGGTGATGGGCGGGCATATGGAATATCTCGTACATCCACGCAAGCCGAGCCGCAAGGCGCACATCTGGGGCGCTACGGACACGCTTTGCCATGCCTACGCGAACGGCGTTATCAGCCGCAGCAGCAGCTTTGCAGTCGTTCCGAACTCCGGCTCGGCGCCTGTCTGCCGGCACTGCCGAGGCATTTCTATGAAGCCCAAATAGACGGATCGAAGTTATTGCACCTTCGTTGGTCGGACATCATTTAACGACAGCGGCGAAGGCGAGAGGCCCTTACTGTGGGATAGATCTGAAACAGGGGCACTGGCGGCGAGGTTAGCACCAGGGATCGATAAGGCTGACGGGTTATGTGGCTCCAGGACGGATCAACATATGAAGGCCTCGTTGATGGATGGCGGGGCCTGTTCACCAGAACAGATCATGGTTTAAAGCTTGAGTCTTTAAGGGTTTAAGGGGTTAGCGATGTCACTTAAGAACACAGATGGGGTGCTGCCACCGAAAGTCGAAAAGCGGCTTTCGGATCTCATCGCGATGGGCGAATTTTCCACACCCGAAGCGGATTTCTGCCGGCGCACCTACTGGCACCGGTTTGCCGACGGCGCCGAGCAGCGCCACGAGTGGCACCAGATCCTGATCAATTGTTTTGACCGCGCGCAGAAGCGCATTGGAGCAGCAGCATGAGCATTTCTACCGCGAAGCCGTCGGAGGCCCACGAATGACCATGACCATCATTGCTCAAGGACACCAAACCGCCGCGGCACCAGCGGAGGCGCCGCTCTTTTCCAGCGCCCACGCCGCGCTGACCTTTGCCTACAACCACTCGCACCAGGTCTACGAGCGGCCGCTCATGAACCGTATGGCGGATGGCCCTGGCGTGCGCACCGGGAAGGGTCTGGGCGGCGTAGACGGATCGGCGCAGGCTGGCATGGTGCTGAGCAGCCTCAAGCTGTTGCCGCGCTTGCACTTGGCGATCATCCAAGCGCGCTTCATGCCGCGCACCAAGGAATGCGTTTGCTGCAGGAGCAAGATCGACAACGTGGAATGGCTGGACGCCATTCGGGAGATCTCGGATGTGGCCGCATGTCAGGCGTTATCCACACACCCTACCAGCCGCACGCTCCGCGATGCGATCATCCGAGGCTATTTCGGGCAGAAGGTCGTGCTATCGCAGGAGGCCGATCGCGCCGGCGTTACGGCCAATACTGTGACGCGGCATAAGGGCATGATCGTAAGGTGGCTTCGCGGCTCGAGGACGGAAATTGGCGCAGACGGCGAGCGCGGCGCGGGGCAGATCGGTGTTGAGGCGGTTGCTATGGAGAGCATTGCGGCGATCCTTGGTGCAAAAGGCATTTGCAACTGACTCTTGTAATTGTAGATTTCGTCTGTTAAAGTCAGCCCTGTTTAGTTACTGTTGATCAGTATGCAGAAAAAAAAGCCCCGCAGCGCAAAAGCCCCGCAGCGCAAAAGCGCCGGGGCTGTTTTCGTTTGGCGCTAGATGTGCTGGCTAACTCAGCCATGCTCAGTGACAATGTGGTATTCCCAAAAGGAGATCACATTGTGAATTTTGTCCCTTACCAAGATGCCGCGTTAGATGAAGTGGTCGCGGAAGTCACCCAACGAAAGGACTTGGACTATTGGGCCGCGGAGTTTTACAAAGTAATCTTTATTTCGCCGCAAGCTAATGTTGACGAATTGAACGCGACCTTTGAGGCGTTCGGACCTGCCCCCGGCGTGCGGTTTCAGGCCTACCGGCAACGTGTCGTCAGCACGTATACCCAGGTGCGGGTGGAGGGGAAATTAATTGGTCGATTCATGTTTTACCTCGTGTCTGAACCTCCGCTAGTTCAGCCATCCCTAACTGCGATCTTTGCTCTTGATCTGGATTCCGAAGGTGGTTTCCGACTAGGTAATAAAGGTCCATTTGCGCACAGCATTCGTACAAGCCAGACCACACAAGAGCGGGTCAAACTGATTGCTCTTTTGAAGAAAAATCTGATGTGCGCGGTGACGGCAGCCCCCAATGGGCTGATAGTTTAGGAACATCCTCGCGCGAGTTTTGCCTATTACGCGAACTTGGTGCCAGGGATTCACTCTAACTACAGCGATTTGAATTTGCTGCACGTAATACGACCGCCCCGGCGTGATCCAGCCCGGGGCTTTGTTATGTGCGGCGTTCATACCGCCTTAATGTGTATCGAACGGGGAATGGTCTCGCAGCCAATTCTTTAGGGCGGCATCCATGCAAGGCTTTCATGCACCTTCGGAAGCCATATGTGAAGCTTTTGTCTCTACGCTGTTTGAGTAGCGCTGCGCTATAGTCGCGACATCCCATACAAGGAGCGAGGCGAGCGTGGCTGAAAATGAAGATATTGAGCTGAGAGCGGATCTGTTGAAGGACGTAACTACATCGTCCTTCGCTCAGAACATAAACGCGTTTCGGTCTGCGCTTCTCAAATACGACGCTGAAATCGCGACGAATAGTACCGACTGGCGACGGGCAGTCCACTTACTTCGTGAGGCGGATGCGCTCAGGCAGGAAGTCGAACGCCAGATGAAAGAGCAGCAAGCCGTGAAATACCAGCCTACGGTGCCACGCGAAGATATGGAGGAGGTTTTTGCCTTATTCAAACGCATCTGGGGCAACACCATTGACGCAATCAGCAGGGGCTATCCCTACATCTTTGGCCCGCAGGCAGATTCCATTCTGACTGCAATTTCTGGTTTGCCTGATTCTGCGGAAAAATCTGTGTTCTTAGGGATCGCAAAATTAATGCGCGATACCGCTCAGCAGATGAAAGATAGCCCGGCTACCCTTTCGCTTTTCTTCGGCGCTTTCGTTAAGAATTTGGCTAAAACGCCCGAACCGTATGCCAAGTTGGCCACCCAGCTCATGGGTGCAGCGCCGCCGAGTCCTCCGCCCGTAGAGCACCGAGATGGTGGAAATGAGGGCGGTGACATGAATCGGCGGGTTTCAAACCTTGAACGTTCTTTCGAGAAAATCTCCGAGGATGTGTCCGATATCAAGATTACCCTCGCGACCGTCAGTCAAGCGTTGAAGTATCTAGCGACGAAGGAAGATGTGGCGTCCGCTTCCAAGGGCCGAGAGGCAAACGTTTCTCTTCAGGGAATGGCGAGCAAGGAAGACTTATCGCCCATTCTGGCAAAGATTGCCGAAATCAATTCACACTTGAAGCATGTTCCGACGAAATTTGGCCTATTGGTTGCAGTAGCCGTGCCGGTGGCCAGCGGCGGTTGGTGGATATTTCAGCAATTAGTGACGCGGGGCGTAATTTAACGATAGCCACATCGAGCGGTTGGCTACCGCCGTTAACCGGTTCAGCCGCGCCAGCGCACGGGGACTGCCCAAGTCTTGCATCCGCGGTGCCACCGGGACTTACCTTTTGAGGTTGCTCGGTGCTGTGCGCATCGAATTCGCACGCCGTGCGCATTATGGCGAAAACAAATCAACCGGTTGACCTGAGCCTGCCCTCTTGGCGCGGCTCCAAGCTGACCGCAGCGCAACGCGGGTACGACGGCAAGTGGCGCAAGGCGCGCATCTCGTTTTTGCAGGAACACCCGCTCTGCGAATATTGCGAGCAGGACGGCCGCATCGAGCAGGCCACAGTGGTCAATCACCGCATTCCACACAAGGGCGATCAGCAGCTGTTCTGGGATCGGTCGAACTGGGCCTCGGCCTGCAAGACCCACCACGACAGCACCATCGCACGTGAAGAGCACAGAGGCCACCTGATCGGCGGCGACGTGCAAGGAAACCCGCTTGACCCTGCCCACCACTGGAATCGGTGACCTCGATGAGGCGATCCGGTGAACCCGCAGGATTTTGCAGCATAGCCCCGCCCTATGGGTGGGGGCGGGTCGAAAGTCCAAGGCGATTTGCCGGTAGACCGACCGGTATCTCGTCGATTAACGCTAACCGAGAATATTCCCATGAAACGCAGTCGATCCGACAGCGCAGCCGCTGCGGTGGCTGCCGCCCAGGCCGCGGCCGAAGGCCCGCTGCGCCCGCCGGCGCAGGTGGTTTTGCGCGATGTGGACATGCCGTATTGGGATGCAATCATCCTGGCGCGCGCTCGCGACACGTGGACCGTCGTTGATCTGGTGAAGGCCGCGAATCTCGCGCGTTGCCAGTCCGAAATTGAACGCGTCACCGAGCTGTTGCAGGACGCGCCCGACACAGTGCTGAACGGCGCCGGCACGCCCATCGTCAACCCGTTGCATACGCTGGTGGAAACGCTGACGCGCCGTGAGATTGCCCTGAGCCGCGCGATTCACGTGCATGCCGAGGCGACCGTCGGCAAGAGCGAGGACGCCGGCAAGAAACTGGCGACCGAGAAGAAGGCGCGCCAGGCTCTGCAGGCGACCGACGACGGTTTGATACCGGGCCGCGGCGCGCCCGTCCACTAGCATGCCGCGCAATGCGGCGGTAAGCCCGATAAAGTGCGGCCCGAAGCCACGGCTGCGTAACTGGCGGGCTCTGCCTACCGATAAACTCACCCGCGCCGAGCGCAACATGCGCTTCGTGGAGCGCTATTGCAAGGTGCCCGAGGGCTCACTCGTCGGCCAGAATATCCACCTGGCGGGCTTCCAAGAGCGGTTTTTCTACTCCCTCTACGACAACAAGCACGGCACACGCCGCGCTTACCTGTCGATGGCGCGCAAGAATTCGAAGACGGCCACGATTGCCACGATCGTGCTGATCCACCTGGTGGGGCCGGAAGCACAGCTGAACTCCCATATCCAAAGCGGCGCGCTCTCGCGGGAGCAGGCCGGCCAGGTCTACAAATACGCATCGAAAATCGTGCAGCTGTCGGAAGAACTGTCCGGCATCGTGCGAATCGTGCCGAGCAGCAAGAAGCTGATCGGCTTGCCGATGAACGTGGAGTATCAGGCCTCGTCGGCGGAAGCGAAGACGGCGCACGGCGGCTCTCCCATCCTGGCCATTCTCGATGAGACAGGCCAGGTGCGCGGTCCGCAGGATGATTTCATCGACGCGATCGTGACCAGCCAGGGGGCTTATGACAACCCGCTACTGATCGTGATTAGCACGCAGGCCGCGAACGACGCGGACCTGTTTTCGATTTGGCTGGACGATGCGGAGCGGTCAAAAGACCCCCACATCGTGAGCCACGTATACGCCGCCAAGAAAGACGCGGCGTTAATGGATAAGAAGGCCTGGCAGGAGGCCAACCCGGCGCTGGGATTGTTCCGGTCCCTCAAGGACGTGCAGGAGCAAGCCAAGCAGGCCGCCCGCATGCCATCGGCCGAGAACACATTCCGCAATCTGTTCTTGAACCAGCGCGTGTCGACCGTCTCGCCCTTCATCTCACGGGACGTGTGGCAAGCGTGCGCAGGGCCCGTGCTGCCCTTTGGAGATGCCGAGGTATGGGCAGGCCTGGATCTCTCGGCACGCACCGATCTGACGGCCCTGGTGGTCGTTGGCAAAGTGGCGGGCAAGTGGCAGGTGCTCCCGCACTTCTGGACGCCCGAAGATGGGCTGTTTGACCGCGCGAAACGCGATCGCCAGCCCTACGACGTGTGGGTAAAGCAAGGGTATCTGCACACCACGCCGGGGAAAACGGTCGATTACGAGCACGTCGCGCAGGACATAGCGGCCATTTTGTCGGGGCTAAACGTCCAGGCGGTGGCCTACGACCGCTGGCGCATTGCCATTCTGCAGAAGGAGTTCGACCGCGAAGGCATCGAATTGCCGCTGGCTGAGTTCGGCCAGGGCTTCAAGGACATGTCGCCGGCGCTGGATGTTCTCGAATCGGAGCTGCTGAACGGTCGTATGGCGCACGCCGGGCACCCGGTGCTGCAGATGTGCGCGGCCAACGCGGTAACGGTGAAGGACGCCGCGGGAAATCGGAAATTAGACAAACACAAGGCGACCGGTCGCATCGACGGGCTGCAGGCACTTGCCATGGCCATGGGTGCGGCATGCGGTGACGCTGAGGAATTGAACATCGATGCGTTCATCAGCAACCCGATCATCATTTGAAGAGCATATGAGCGAAACCAAAACCAAACAGCCTGGGCGCGTTAAGTCTGCGTTGCTCAACTGGCTGGGCGTTCCGATTTCGCTGACCGATGGCTCTTTCTGGGCGAGCTGGAACGGCGCGACCAACTTCTCGGGCAAGCACGTCACCGTGCAATCGGCGCTGCAGCTAAGCGCGGTGTGGGCGTGCGTGCGGCTCATTTCGGAAACGCTATCAACCCTGCCGCTCAACGTTTACAAGGATGGGCCTGGCGCGAAGGTGATTGCCCGGGACCACAGCCTCTATCGTTTGCTGCACTCGCAGCCCAACGCCGACATGTCGGCGGTGACGTTTTTGCAGGCCTATATCGCTTCGATGCTGCTGAACGGCGGCGGGTATGCCGAAAAGTATGTCTCCGGGGGCGTTATCACGTCGCTGGAATTCCTGCTGCCGGCCTTTGTCACCTGCACGCGCTTGCAGAGCGGCGCCGTGGAATGGGCCTATACCGACCCGATCACTAAGAAGCGTCGCGTCATCCCCGAAGATCGCATGTGGTTCACGCCGGCGTTCACGCTGGACGGCATCAACGGCATGTCGCCCGTGTCGATGGGCGCCAACGTATTCGGCGGCGCCCAGGCGGCCGACGAGGCCAGCGCCCAGACGTTTACGCGCGGGATGAAAGCCGCCGGCCTGGTAATGATGGACGTTCAGCTCAAGCCGGACCAGCGCGAAGACATCCGCAAGCACGTCAAGACCGTGACCGACTCGGGCGGTGTGATGGTGCTGGAAAAGGGCGCTGGCTTCCAGCAACTGACCATGAATCCGCAGGATGCCGAGCTTTTGGCTACCCGTGCGTTCAACGTCGAGGAAATCTGTCGCTGGTTCCGCGTGCCGCCGTTCATGGTGGGCCACTCGGAGAAATCCACGAGCTGGGGGACCGGCATCGAGTCCCAGATGATCGGCTTCGTGACCTTCGTGCTGCGGCCGTGGGCCGTGCGCATCGAGCAATCCATCCGGAAAAGTCTGCTCACGCCGGCCGAGCGCATCAATTATTCGGCGGAATTCGCTTTGGAAGGCCTGTTGCGTGGGGACTCAGCCGCGCGCGCCGCGTTCTACAGCTCGATGACCCAGAACGGGGTGATGACACGCGACGAATGCCGAGTGCTGGAGAACTTAGAACCGAAGGGCGGCAACGCAGCTGAGCTCACCGTGCAATCGAACATGCTGCCCATCAACAAGCTGGGCGAGGCAACCGATGCCACGGCCGCGCAGAACGCACTGAAAAACTGGCTCGATGCCAGCGAGGAAAAACCATGAATCACAAAGAATTCGACTTCGACGTCAAGAGCATCGACGACAGCGGCACGTTCACCGGTTATGGCTCGGTTTTCGGCAACGTCGATGGTGGCAATGAAATCGTCGTGAAGGGTGCGTTCGCCGAAAGCCTCGCTGCGCGCGCCGCGAAGGGCCGGAAACTGCCGATCCTGTGGCAGCACCGAAGCGGCGAGCCGATCGGCGTCTACGACTCGGTTAAGGAAGACGACCGTGGTCTGCTGATGAGTGGCCGCCTGCTGATCAACGACGTCCAGCGCGCGAAAGAGGCCTATGCGCTCATGAAGGCCGGCGCCGTCACTGGCATGTCGATCGGCTACGGCGTCGTCGAGGACTCCGTCGACAGCAAGACGCGCGTGCGCTCACTGAAAAAGCTGAACCTCGAGGAAACCTCGATCGTCACGTTCCCGATGAACGATGACGCCAGAGTCGAGCTTGTCAAGTCGATGGACCGAATTTTGAAGGCTGGCCTTATGCCGTCCCTCCCTGAATTTGAGGATTTCCTGTGTGAGGCAGGGTTCTCGAAAACGCAGGCCAAAGCCATCGCTGGTAATGGCCTGCGCAAGCTGCTTGATCGGTGTGAGGCCGATGGCAATACCAGCGATGCATTGGCCGCTCTGAAATCCTTCCGGCTCCCATAACCCTGTCTCCCCACGAATCCAAAGCCCGCCACTGAGCGGGCTTTTTCTATTGGAAATCCATCATGACCGTCGAAATCAAAGCTGAACTGGACAAGATCAGCGACCAAATCAAAGAGCAGGGCGAAAAGGCCCTGACCGAAGCCAAGAAGGCCGGCGACATGTCGCTCGAGACCAAGACCAAGGTCGATGAAATGCTCGTAAAGCAGGGCGAGCTGCAAGCCCGCCTGCAGGAAGCCGAGCAAAAACTGGACCGCCGCGCTGTGGGCGAGAACGAAGGCGCCAAGTCCGCCGGCCAGCAACTGGTCGAGTCGCAAGACTTCAAGGACTACGTGGCGAAGGGCGACTATCGGAAGGGCTTCAACTTTCCGACCAAGGCCGTCATCAATGTGACGACCACCAACGCTGGCGCCAACGTTGCGCCCGACCGCCAGGCGGGCCTGGTCGCCGCGCCGGATCGCCGCATGACCGTGCGCGATCTGCTGACCCCGGGCACCACTGGCTCGAATCTCATCCAGTACGTGCGCGAAACCGGCTTCCAGAACATGACGGCCACCGTGGCGGAAGGCGGCCTCAAGCCGAAATCGGATATCACGTTCGATTTGCAGTCCGTGCCCGTGGTGAAGATCGCCACCTATGTGAAGGCCTCCACCGAAATCTTGGCGGATGCGGCGATGTTGCAAAGCTATATCGACGGCCGACTGCGCTACATGTTGTCGTACGTCGAAGAAGCGCAGCTGCTGAATGGTTCCGGCTCCGGCAATAACCTGAACGGCATCAACACCCAGGCCACTGCCTACGCGGCCCCCATCGTCATCACGGCGCCCACTCGCATCGACATCCTGCGCCTCGCCCTGCTGCAATCCGAGCTGGCCGAGTTTCCGGCCACGGGCATCGTGCTCAATCCGGCTGACTGGGCGGCTATCGAGCTGCAGAAGGACACGACCGGCGCCTACATCTTCGCCAACCCGCAATCGCTGGCCCAGCCCGCGCTGTGGGCTCGCCCGGTGGTGACCACGCAGGCTATGGCGCTGGACAACTTTCTGGTGGGCGCGTTCAAGCTCGGCGCGCAAATCTTCGACCGCCAGCAAGCCAACGTCATCATCGCCACCGAAAACGAAGACGACTTCATCCACAACTTGGTTGCGCTGCTCGCCGAAGAACGGTTGGGCCTCGCCGTCTACCGCCCGCAAGCGTTCGTCAAGGGCGACCTGACGCCCGCCTAAGCCCCTATCCCCGGCTTCGGCCGGGGATTTTCCAAGGAGACCGTGATGGTACGAGTAACCGCGAAATACGCGTTTGTGCATGACGCCCACCGGCCGGCAAAGGGTGATTCGATCAATGTCAGCGACGCCGTGGCCGACGACCTGCTGAAAGCAGGCCTGATCGAGCCCTTCAAGGCCGAGAAGAAGGCACCGGAGCCCGAGAATAAGAAGGCACCGGAGCCGGAAAACAAGGCTGACCCGAAGGCCAAGACGAAATAATGGCCCTGGTCACGGAGCAACAGGCGCGGGCGCACCTGCGCGAGGCGGACGATGCCGACGTCAGCATCCCGCTGGGCGCAGCCGAAGAGCAGGCCCTCGAATTTCTGAACCGTGCGGTGTACGAGACGCCGGAGCAGATGGCGGCGGCTGTGCTCGACGGGTCGGCCGGCCTGTACCCGATGGTCTGCAATAAATCCATTCAGGCGGCCATCCTGCTCACGGTCGGCCACCTCTGGGCGAATCGCGAAAACGCGGTTGTCGGTCCGACGGCGGCCGCGGTGGAATTGCCGTTCGGCGCTCAATCGCTCCTGTGGCCATTTCGTAAAGGGCTGGGCGTATGAGCTTGGCCGCCGGCACCCTCAATCGTCTGGTGACGATCAGCCGTATCGGTGACGCCCAGGACTCGACGGGTCAGCCCGTCGCGGATCCAGTGCCCATCGTCGTGTGCACGGTGTGGGCCTCGATCCGCAACCTTTCCGGCCTGGCCGCCGTGCGCGCCGGCGCCGAAGCGGCCGCTGTAAAGACGAGCATCCGTATCCGGTACCGCAAGGACCTGACCATCGACATGTGGGTCGAAAGCGATTCCACGAAATACAACATCAATGCCGTGCTTCCCGACGAAGCGAAGCGCGAATACGTCGATCTCGTCTGCGAGCCCGTGTCGTGAGCCGCCTCAGTAGTGGGTCCAACTCGCTGAGTGTGAGTATCGACACCGCGGGGGTAGAGGGGTTTCTCGACGATCTGTTGAACGACATCGATTCGGCGGTGCGCCCCGCCGCGCAGGCCGGCGCCCAGGTGATATACGACGAAGCCAAGCGCGCAGTGCCGGTCTCCCAGCACGCGCACTGGTTCTATGGCACTCACGATCGGTATCTGTTCAAGGCTGGCACGCTGCGCGATTCGATCTATCAGGCCTTCTCGGCGGATCACTCGGGCGTGGATCGCGCGACCTATCACATCAGTTGGAATTACCGTAAATGCCCTTACGGCTTCATGGTCGAGTTCGGCACGATCAGCGCGCCGGCGCGGCCATTTATCCGGCGCGCGGCCGAAAAAGGCGAGCAGGCGATGGACGCCGCTGAGAAGAAATTGATGGAACTCATCCACGGGCCGAACGCATGACAGTTGAAGCGGACGTTTTCAGCCTGCTGGCGCCCCTTGTGTCCGGCCGCGTGTTTCCGGATATTGCACCGCCCAACACGCAGCTGCCGTACATGACCTACCAGCAAATCGGCGGCGCGGTGGTGACGTTCATCGACCCGGCCATCCCGAGCAAGAAAAACGGGGCGTTTCAGATCAATGTCTGGGCCGGCCGGCGCGCCGAAGCGTCCGCCCTGGCCCTGGCCGTCGAGACAGCCATGCTTGGCGCCACAGCGTTCCAGGCGCGTCCCATGGCCGCGCTGCTGGCGACCAACGAGCCCAGCCTTTCGCTGTACGGAACGATCCAAGAATTCTCAATCTGGAGCGAGCGTTAACGCTCCTCACCGACAAAAAGGCCAGCCCTAGAAAGCTGGCCTTTTTTATTGCCCGACTGGGCCTAAGCCGACCGCCTCCCGAGGCGGTTTTTTATCGCCCATTGGGCACCAACGACAAAGGTAAATCACCATGAGTGTGCAACTGCCCAACGGCGTCATTATCTCGCTCGCCACCACCTATGGCGCGCCCAAGGCCGTCACCGCCGTGACGAATGCCAATCCGGGCGTGGCCTCCAGCGCCGCGCACGGCCTCGCCAACGGCGCCATCATCGAAAGCACGTCCGGCTGGCAGAAGATTACCGACCGCATCCTGCGTGTCGCGGCTTCGGCCTCCGGCGCCTTCGCGTTGGAAGGCGTCGACACCACGAACACCACCTTCTACCCGCCCGGTACCGGCGTGGGCTCGGTGCGCGAAATCACGGCCTTCACCCAGATCACCCAGATTCTGGAACTGAGTACGTCCGGCGGCGAAATGCAGTTCGCCAACTACAGCTTCCTCGAAAACGATTTCGAGTCGCAGCTGCCGACGCAGGCCAGCGCGCAAAGCCTGACCATGAGCATTGGCGACGATCCCTCGTTGCCGGGCTACCAGGCGTTGAAGGCCGCGGCCGAGTCGCGCGCCATTCGCGCGCTGAAACTGCAGATGCCCAACGGTTCCGTCATTTTGTTCAACGGCTATGTGTCGTTCAACGAGACCCCGACCATGACCAAGGGCTCGGTCATGGCGTGCGCCGCCACTTTCAGCCTGCAATCGCGCCCCGTGCGCTACGCCAACTAAAGCATTGCCCCCGCCTACCACTGCGCAATCGGTGGTGGGCGTTTTTACGCGCGCTTGGTCGCACCTCGCGCGTCTTTTTCCCTCCTCTATAGCAGATAAAAACCATGGCAAAAATCAAACTCGGTGCTCGTCCGGAATCCTTCAAGCACACGGTGAAGTTCCCGATGCTGGACGGCACGCAGGGCACGATCGAAGTGCATTACCGCTACCGCACGCGCAAAGCATTTGGCGCGTTCATCGATTCGGTGTTCGAGTCAGCCAACGAACCCCAGGTTGACGGCACGAAACCGAACCTGGCCGACATCATGGCGAAGACGGCCGGCGCCAACGCCAGCTACATCATGCAGGCGGTCGTCGGCTGGAACCTCGACGAGGACTTCACCGAGGAAAACGTCCAGCAGCTGGCCGACGAGATCCCCGCCGCCGCCGCCGCGATCATGAACGATTACCAGAAGGCGATTCTGGAAGGCAAGTTGGGAAACTGAGGGAAGCCGCCCTCGCTGTCTTCGGATCGTCAGCGCAGGACGCGGAACTCGCGGCCTGGGGCTTCATGCCCGAAGACATCGAAATCACCTATGAGGTGTTGCCGGACAACTGGCCTGTGTTCTGCCTGTTTGAACAGGTACGAACGCAGTGGCGGTCGGCCGGCATGGGCGGCGTGCTTGGCCTCGATTACACCGTGGTTTTCCGCCTGCTGGACAGGATCGCGGAAGGCACCGACTGGGACGAAATGCTCGATGACCTCCGGGTCATGGAAACCGCAGCGATGTCCACGATAAACAAACGCAATTGAGCGGGAAAAATATGACCGAAGGGCGCAAGATCCAGGTAGAAGTCGGGGTCGGCGCCCAAGGTGCGCGTGAAGGCGCCGAAGAGGTAAAGCAGGTTGTCGGCAGCATGGCGCAATCTGTCGTCGAGTCTGGCAAGCGCGCCAGCAAGGCGATGGATGGCATCGGTGCCGGCAGCGAGGCCGCCGCCAAGAAGTTGGACCGCGACACCCGCACGATGGTGGCGTCGATCCAGCGGGCGACGGTCGCGGCCGAGGCCGGCGAGCGCGGCACCCGCAAGTTTTTCGAGACCGTCGCCGCGTCCAAGAATATCGGCGCCGGCGCGCTCGACCCCTATATTTCACAGTTGGAGGCGGTCCGCGCCAAGCAAGCCGAGCTCGACCGCGCCAGCCGCGACGCGGCTACGGCGTCGGCGTTCGTGGGCGGCCTGCGCGACCAGATAGCCGCGCTGCGCGAGCAGGCGGCCATGTATGGCAAGAGCGCCGACGAGGTGTTGCGCTATAAGGCCGCGCAGGCCGGCGCCGGCTCCGAAGCCGGTCCCCTGATTGCGCAGCTGCAATCGCTGCGCACTGCGCACGAGGCCGTGACGAATGCGGCCCGGGCGGAAGCAGTAGCCGAGCGCGACGCCGCGCAGGCGTCCACGAAGCGGGGCGATTTTGTCGCCAGCCTTAAATCCCAGTCGGATGCGATCGGGAAGACCCGCGCCGACCTCCTGCAGATGCAGGCCGCCCAACTGGGCGTGTCGGACGCCGCGGCGCCGTATATCGCGCGCCTGCGCGACGCCGATAAGGGCACCGCCAAACTCGGCATGTCCGCCGCTGCCACGGCCGCCGCCATGCGCAACGTGCCGGCGCAGTTCACCGACATCATTGTGAGCTTGCAGGGCGGCCAGAAACCGCTCACGGTGCTATTGCAGCAGGGCGGCCAGCTGAAAGATATGTTCGGCGGGGTGGGCAGCGCGTTCAAGGCCATGGGCACGTACCTGCTCGGCCTCGTGAATCCGTTCACCGTAGTGGCGGCAGCCGTCGCGGCCGTCGGGTATGTGCTTCTCAGCGGCGAAGATAAAACGCTCGGTTTCAACCGGGCTCTGCTGGAGACCGGCAACGCCGCGGGGCTGACCGCCCAGCGCATGGGCGACATGTCCAAAGCCATTGCGGCATCCGCCAACGTGACCCAGGGGGCGGCGTCCAGCGCTTTGACGCAGGTTGTCAGTTCCGGCCAGATCGCGGCGACATCCATTCTCACTGTCTCGGAAGCGGCCGCCTCGATGGAGAAGGCGACGGGCCTGTCCGTCGACAAGACCATCGACATATTCAAGAAGTTGAGCGACGAGCCGACGAAAGCGTCGGCCGCGCTGAATGAGCAGTATCACTACCTTACCGCGTCGGTCTACGAACAGATTAAAGCGCTGGAGCAGCAGGGCGACAAGACCGGCGCCGTAACCCTCGCCACGAACGCCTACGCCGGCGCCATCGCGGAGCGTACCCCCAAGATCCTGGAAAACCTGAGCCGCGTGGAGCGGGCCTGGAACGCGATCAAAGAGGCGACCAGCAACGCGAGCGCGACCGTAGGCAAATTTCTGCCCGGCGATGGCGGACTGAGTTCGCAGATTGCCACGATGCAGGAAGGCATTAAAAACATGGAGGCCCGGGCTAAGGGGCCTGCCGGACTGAACGACGATGGCAAGGCACGCCTCGAGCGCGCCAAGACCACGCTGGCCTTCTACCAAGAGCAGCAGGGCATCCTCACGATCAACGCCTCGCTTGAAGCGAAGGCCGCCCGGGACAACGCCACGGCGATCGCTCAAAGCGGGGTGCGCGAATCGTACCTTTCCGCGCGTAAGGGCGACACGCTGGCGTCTTCGCTCAAGGCGGAGGACGTTGAATACAAAAAAGCGCTGGGTGGCCTCCAGGCGGGCGAGAAGGGTTACGACGACCTGGTGGCGGCGCATAACGCCAAAGTCGCCAAGATCAATGAGCAGTTCCGCGATAAGAAGGGCGAGGCTTCCGGCGCGTCCAATGCGTCCGCCTACGCGCAGCAGGTTTCGGGCATCAAGGCCCAGATCGACGCGGAAGATCAGTTGATAGCTTCCTTGCGTGAGCACGGCGCGGCCGCTGAAAAAGTGTCGGCCGGCGACAAGCTGGTCGCGCAGATCCAGCAGCAAATGGAGCTGTCCGTGCAAACGCGCTCGGGCAAGCAGACCGATGCTCAGTTGAAGGTATTGCTTGGGCTCGCGCAAGAGCTCGCCGCGCGCGATAAGGTTTCTGCCGCGCTGGAAAAGCAGATCGCGCTCGACAAGGATTACCAGGGCTTCCAGGACAAGAACGCACAGGGCTTGCAGTCGCTAAAGGATTCGCTGCGCGAGCAAACCGACCTCTTGGGCAAGTCCGGCCAGGCGCGCACGATCGCCGCGGCCCAGTCGAAGATCATGCGCGACGCGGAAGCGCTGCTCGACGCCGAGCGCAAGAAGGGTCTCCCGGTCGCGCAAGAGCAAATCGACCGCATCAACGACGAGGCCGCCGCCACGTCCAAAGCCACGGCCGCGCTCATGGGCAAGATTCAGGCGCAGCAGGGCGCCCAGGAACTGCTCGAAGCGAACAAGAAGTTTGCCGCCGATTCGATTCTCGACGAGACCGACCGCGCCAAAGCGCTGGTCGAAATCGACGCCGACACCTGGCGCGAGCGCATCCGGCTTGCCGGCGACGGCACGGCCGAACAAAAGGCGCTTTCCGACCAGTTCAACACGTACTACGCGAACCAGCTGGCGAAGCCGCACATCGACGAAGCCAAGAAGATGTTGACGGACATCGACAACATCTTCCAGCAGAGTTTCGTCGACATGACGAACGGCGGGAAAAGCACCTGGGCGACGTTCACCAAGTCGCTCAGCACGACCTTCAAGACGATGGTGGCGAACGAAATCTACAAGGCTTTCCTCAAGCCCATCGTCGTCAACATCGTTGGTTCGCTTTCGGGCGTGACGGGCTTGGGCGGGTCGAGTGGCGTAGGCGGCGGAGATTTGTTGTCCGGCCTCGCCAGCTTCCTCGGTCTTGCCGGTGCAAGCGGCAATAACACCCCCTCGGGCACGGGTGGCGGGAACTTGGGCGGCCTGGGCACCTTGTCCAATGCCAATACCTTGTTTGGCGTTATGAAGTCCGGCTTCGGCGGAATCTCTGACACCATTGCCTCGGCCCTGGGGCATATCACGGGTGGCCTCTCGGCGGACAGCGCGGCGTCGGTCGCCAACGTGCTTGGCGGCGACAAGATAGGAAACCTAATCAGCCTCCTGGGCGGCCAGGCTGGCGGCGTGGCGCTGGACACCGCTGCCACTGCTGCTGCGACTGCGGCTCAGGCCGCTGCGGCGGCAGCAGCGTCACAGACAGCCGCCACCGCAAGCACCATGCTGATCGAGGAAGGCCTGAGCACCGCCGCGAGCGCGGCAGCGTCCACCGCGGCGACGGCAGCAGCCGGCCAGGCCGCAAGCGGCCTCGGCGCGCAGTTGGCATCCAAGCTTGTGGCGAGTTGGCCGGTGGCGCTGGCCTACGCGATCTGGCAGAACGACAAAATGTACAAGGACGGCGTCCGATACAAAGACATGGACGTGACCGGCGTTGGTTCGGTGGTCAACGCGCCCATGAAGTTCGTCGATGACACGCTGAACAAGATCGGCCTGAGCGGCCGCGTCGCTAACCTGCTTTCCGGCCTGGCGATCTCCGCGATGGTCTGGGGCAAGAACGGTATGTTCGGCGGCGAGACACGCTATGGCTCGGGCCCTTACGTGGGGTATTCGACCGACAACCAGGTGCAGGGAGAGGGCGGCCCGTCCGGCGGTGACCCGAACCTCGAAAGCACCAAAGCCATGGTGCAGAAGAATTATGACAACAGTCGCGACCTGATTACCGCCCTGGGCGGCACGGCCGACGCGCTCTACATGTTCAACGACTGGGAGCTGTCCCCGAAGAAAGGGAATTCCTTCGTGCGCTCGGTGGTGCGCAACGATGCCGGCGACGGCGGGCCCGACTTCGATAACCGCATCGATCTGGACACCAAAGACTACGCCGACGTGATGGCGGCGTATGTGACCGAAATGAAGCGGTCGATGCTTGCGGCGGTCGCCAATTCGAACGTTAGCTCTGTCTATAAAGACTATCTCGCCAACAACGGCGATCTGAAAACCGCTGACGATGCGACCCTCACGGGCCTGATGGCTGGCATCCAGAAGATCCAAGCTTTCAGCGTTGCTTTGAAGGAATTGCCGTTCGCCAACATGCGCGATCTGACGCTGGACGCGGCAATGTCGCTGGCGAACTTCATGGGCGGTCTGGACAAGTTCCAGACCTCGATGGATTCGTATTTCAACAACTATTACTCGGACTCGGAAAAGTTCAACAAGCTGACCACCGATATGACGCGCCAGTTTGCGAATATCGGGCTGGATCTTCCGACGAGCAAGGCGCAGTTCCGCCAGATGGCGGAAGCGCTCGACCTGTCCACCAAGTCCGGGCGCGACACGTATGTCGCCATGATGAACCTGCAGCAGGGGTTCTCCGATTACGAGGGCACCGTGGCGAGCGTGGCCGACGCGATCACGCAGGCCGCGCAGCAGCAACAGGCCGCGTCTGACCAGTTGCGCCAGTCGATGACCGGCGACATCCAGGCAGCTTACGACCGCGAGTCGTCGGCCCTGCAGGACCGGATCAGCAATATGGAAGCGTTCATCGACACGCTGAACAAGCTGAAAGATTCATTGAACCTGGGCGATCTGTCGCCCCTGAGCCCAGAGCAGAAGCTGGCCGAGGCGAAACGCCAGTACGAATCCACGCTGGCCGCCGCGAAGGGCGGCGACGAGGGCGCGCAGGGCGATCTCGCCACCGCGGCGCAGAACTATTTGGACGCGTCCAAGGGCTGGAACGCATCGAGCGAGGCCTATGCCGCCACGTTCAACCAGGTGCAATCGGATATTGCCGGCCTGCAAGGTTCGACCGAGACGGCACTGAGCGTTGCCAAGCAGCAGCTGGACGAGATGAAAAAGCAGGTAGACGGCATTTTGAAGCTGAACGATAGCGTGCTGTCGCTGGCTGATGCCCTGGCGGCGTTCGGGAATGCCTTCGGTGGCGGTAACGCCTACATGGCGGCCAACCCGGACGTGTATGCGGCCTATCAGAAGGACTCCGGCGGCCTGACGCCTGACCAATACGCCGCCTACCATTACTCGACCTACGGCGCGGGCGAAGGGCGCGGCCAGGCCGGCACCGGTTCCTCGATGACTCCGGAGCAGCTTTATCTGGTCAATAACCCGGACGTGGCGGCCGCCTATCGCGCCGGCAACGGCGGCGGTATGACGCCCGAAGAGTACGCGGACTATCACTACGCCGTTTACGGCGTGGGCGAGGGCCGCTCATTCGCGGTGGGCACCAATTTTGTGCCCAACGACATGACGGCGCAGATCCACAAGGGCGAGCGCATCATCCCGGCGGCCGATAACCGCATGCTCATGGATCGGCTGCAGGGCCCGAATGACATGGCCGATGTGAAGAAACTGCTGGCGTCCCTGGGCGCGAAGGTGGACCAGACGAATTCCCGCCTGGACGCCCAGATCGTGCAGCAGGCCGCCATCGCGGATAAGGACACCGGCGAGCACAAAGAGCTTGTGGCCACCGCGCGTAAATCGGCTTTGGTGGGGTAGGCATGGCAACTTCACTGGAAATCACGGGCCTGCGGCTTGCCACGGGCGCGGTGGAGAAGTTTTACTTCGCCACCCATGGGTACACCACCACGCCCAGCGACACGCCGCCCAACGTCTATTTTGAGCCGCGCGTTACGACCGCGCCGGCGCTGGGCCGGGTCATATTCGACTCGGCGGCGGTGTATGGCGCCAGCCGCGCCACGATTGGCAGCGCGGAGCTGATAAACGCGGACGGCGCGCTCGACTTCCTGCTGACCGATTTTGCGTTCGAGGGTCGACCTTTCGTCGTGAAGTCGGGCGATTGGGCGGACGGCTATGCCGCCTGGACAGTGGTGATGAGCGGCAAGCTCGGCAAGCCCAGCGCGGACCGTAGCGCGGTGTCGTTCGAGATCCGCGATCGCCTCGTGGATCTGGACACGTGGACGCGCCCGACCTACGCCGGCACGAACGTGTTGCCGGCCGGGCTTGAGGGCACGGCCGCCGACTTGAAGGGCCAGACCAAGCCGCGCGGCTATGGCCGCAATTTCAACGTCACGCCAAAGCTGGCGAATACGGCCCGGTTGATCTTCCAGGTGAGCGATCAAGCCGGGACGGTCACGGCCGCCTACGACTTGGGCGTTTCGCTCACGCGCGACCCTGATTACGCCAGCCTGGCGGACCTGGAGGCGACCGCGCCGGCCGCCGGCCACTTCAAGTGTTTCCAGGGCTATTTCCGCGTCGGCAGCAGCCCGAGCACGATTACCTGCGATTTCGAAACCGCAGAACTGCGCGCCACGTATTTGCTTCGCCAGATCGCCCTCGACGCGGGGATCCCGGCGCCGGATATCTCGGCCGACGTGCTGCCCAACTCAGCGCCCGTGGGCGTCTACGCGGACGGCGACGCCACGCCGCGCCAGCTGATGGACATGATCGCCGCATCCGTAGGCGCTTGGTACCTGTTCGATCGTTTGAACAAGCTGCGCATGGGCGTGCTGGTCGCACCCGCCGGCGCTCCGGTACAGACATGGGACAACAGCACGCAGACCTCGCTCGAGGTGAAAGAACTGATCGCACCGGCGTGGAGTGTCACGGTTCGCTATGGCAAGAACTGGACCGTGCAAACGCAGCTGAACACGTCGGTGTCGACGACGCCGCGCGCCGGGTTCCTGGCGGAAGAGTTCCGTTCCGCGAAGGTCGAGGACGCCACGATAAAGACGGCCTGGCCGAACGCAGAAGAACTGAGCTTTGACACCTATCTCACCACCGAGGCCGACGCGCAGGCCCTGGCCGCCGCGTTATTCGCGCTGCACAAGGTGCCGCGCATGTTGCTGAGCGCCACCGTGCCGGCATCCGAGCTTGGGGCGGCAGATCTCGGTCTCGTGGCGGGCATCAACACCACCCGGTACGGCCTGGCTGGCAAGCCGTTGGTGGTGACCGGCATGGACCCTGGCGCCGGGCCGCAAATTTGTGAATTGGCGTTATGGGGGTGATGTGGCAAACGTGACTTTTATTTATCCCTGCATCTCGGATCAAGCGACGCTGACCCCGGGCGGCGCGCCGTGGCAAATGCCGCTGGCCGCCATGCAGGACCGCCGGCTGTCGAAGGTGGCGCGCTCCGCCAGCGCGTCTCTGGCAGATGCGTCGTTCAACGTCGACTTGGGCCGCTTGCGCACGATCGGCGGCGTCTCGATGGTGCGCAACAACCTTTCTTTGGTCGGCCGGTGGCGCGTGCGCATCGCCAACAGCGCGGACATGGCCGCTCCGCTCTACGACAGCGGCTGGCTGGAAGGGTGGGGCCGGGTCTATCCGTTCGGCACGCTTCCGTGGGGTTCGCCCAATTGGTGGAACGGCAAGATGACCGAGGCCGAGCGCGCTACCTACCCGGGTCTCATGCTCGCCCTGCTGCCTATGCCCGTTGTCGGGCGATACCTGCGCGTCGAGGTAGACGACACGACGAACCCGGCCGGCTATATCGAGTTCGGCCGGCTGTTCGTGGGCGAGGTGTGGAGCCCGGAATACAACGCATCGTCGGGCGCCTCAATCCAGTGGAACACCGCTACCACGGTCGAAACGGCTATCGACGGTACCGAATATCCGGATCGGCGTGAAGGGCTGCGCTCCTTTTCCTTTTCGCTGGAGCGGCTCAGCACGGCGGAGGCATACGCCCGAGTCTTCGAGATGCAGCGAACGCTGGGGATCGACGGCCAGCTGATTTTCCTAAAGAACCCGGCCGACAAGGTGAACGCACTGCGCATTTCATTCCTGGGGACGATCAAGACCCCAAGCCCAATCTCAAACCCCTATTTCGACGTTCACACCGCCGCCTTTGAAATAAAGGAATCTCGATGACCACGCAGGTGACATTCCCCAACGGGAACAAATACAGCACGGATGGCAGTAGCCCGCACGACATGCAGGGCTACGGCTACACCGAAAACCTGCTGGCGCTCGCGGAAGATCAGATCAGCATGGCCGCGCAGATCGTGCTCGACAAGGAGGCGGCCGCCGCCTCGGTGGCTGACGCGGCGGAGCAAGTGGGCCTGGCGGAAGACGCGGTAACTGCCGCCGAGCTATCCGAAGCGCACGCGGAGAATTCCGCCGTTGATGCGCTGGCGAGCAAGAACGCGGCCGCCGGGAGCGCAGCAGATGCCGACACTTCCGCCGCCGATGCTGATACCGCCAGGATCGCAGCCGAAGCAGCGGCCGAGGCAGCCATCGGCGTGGGCATCAACGATACCGGTACTGGCATCGGCGTGACCGGCCAGGCCCGGTCGGCTGACTATCTGGCGAAGGACCACACGCCGGCCGTGCTGACGAGTAATCAGACCGTGGTGGCGGGCAATGGGTACCCGATGGATACCACGGCGGGCGCGCTCAGCCTGACGCTGCCCGCTGGCGCGGATGGCAACAAATTTTGGGTGGAGGACATGGGGGGCAAGTCAGCGACCAACGCCATCGCCCTCATTCCAAACGGCACAAACAAAATTTGCGGGGTCAACGACACGGTGACGATCACCATTCCATACGTTCGCCTCTGCTTCGTCTTCAAAGCTTCTATCAATGGGTGGGTTCTCGCATGACAACTACGCTTCTTTCTCTTCTGGGTGGCTCGCAGGCCGCCAACCCGTTGATAGTGTTTAACGCAAGTGGCACGTTCACTCCGTTGGTCACTGGTGTTTACGATGTTTACGTCCTGGGCGGTGGTGGTAGCGGGGGTGTTGCGTCTGTTGGAAACAACAGCACTATTCCCGTTTTCGCCGGTGGTGGCGGTGCCGGTGGATGGGCTAAAAAACGCGTGACTTTAACCGCGAATATCACCTACACGCTTATGGTTGGCGGCGGTGGCTTGTCTAAAGTTGTGGTTGGAACGAGTAGCCAAACATTTTCGCCTGGAGCTAGCGGTGGGCAAAGCTCTGTGAGTGGAACCGGATTTACCACCATTAGCGCAAACGGCGGTGCAGGTGGTGTGACAACCTTAGTTGCCAGCACGGCGCTAGCGGGCGCGGCGGGTGGGACAGCGACTAACGGCGATGTCAACGTTACCGGTGGGGCCGGTGGTGGCGTGGTTGCGGGAATAATACCTGGTAGCACCGCTCACGCTGCCAGTGGCGGCGGTGCCCCAGGGGTTTTGGGAACGGGTCGAAGCGCAGGAAATATAGGGGCTAATCTCGCCGTTACAGGCGGGGCCGGGGCGGGCGGAAATAGCACCAGTGCGGGTGGGGCTGGCCTTCCTACCGTGGGAGGTGGAGGCGGGGCTGGTGGATCTTCTACTGGGACTGTTTACATGGTCGATAATACTTGCGGTGCAGGTGGCCCTGACATTTTCGGTAGCTACCAATTTGTGCCAGTTATCCGAGATACCGAACATGCTTTCGGGTCTGCAAATATTGCCCCTAACGCACTTGAATCTATATTCAGCTTAACAGCTGGCGGCGGTCCGGGCCTGTTGATAACTCTGAATTTTGACGCTTTTGTTTTGAAAAAACGATTGCCGCCGGGCAGTGGCAGCGGAGGCGTACAGGTCAATGCAGCGATGGCATCTTTGGATGTACCGAGAAGTCAAAACTCTGGCCTTTTTGCGGGTACGGGTGGAGTCGTTATTGCTGCTGGCCTTAACTCATTAGCGCGGTCTGGCGATGCTGGTGCCGGTGGGGGGAGCGGCGGTTGTGCAAATTACAACCCCGGCGGCAATGGCTCAACATGTACCAGCGGCTTCGGTGGCAACGGTCTTATCGTTCTTCAAAAGGTGGCGTGATGTCTCAACGATTTGAAGTACTGGATGAAGATGGAAACGTCGCAAACGTTGTGATCGCTGATGCGGAAACCATGGCGCTGATTTTTCCTGATACGCCGTATCGTGAGCAAGTGTTCGAAGCGCCGGAGGTTGTGCCGTTGACCTGGGACAATGCACCGGCCGAGTATTGGTGGATCAGCCCCGGGGCATTTCGCGACCGCTTCGGCGCGGCGAAGCTGGCGGTGCTCATGAGCCAGAACCCGGTGGCTATGGCTTTGCGCGAGGACGCGGCCGACCGCGATTACATCGACCTCAAGCGCGCCGACATGCCGCAGCTGATCGCGGCGCTCGCCGGCGTGGTGCCGGAAGTCACCGCCGACATTCAGGAAGCCATCCAGCACGCGCCCACGACGGAGCTTGAACGCTTCGTGAAGGGCCTGCCGCAACCCTCCGAATAGCGTCACACGCCCCGCCATCCATGCCCGCCTTGAGCGGGCTTTTTTACGCCTGGAGCAAACATGCTGAAGGAAGATTTTGCGAAGGCCGCTGGCCTCTCGCCGGCTCTGGCTGATCGCTGGTACGACCCGGTTGAGCGCGCCATGATGGAGTTCGCCATTGTGTCACCCGCGCGCGCCTCGGCGTTCATCGCGCAGTGCGGCCACGAAAGCGCCGGCTTCACGACCGCGCGCGAGATATGGGGGCCGACGCCGGCGCAATCTCGGTATGAGGGCCGCGCCGACCTAGGCAACGTCCACCCGGGCGATGGCAGCCGGTATCGGGGGCGCGGCCTGATCCAGATTACCGGCGCCGGCAATTACGCAGCGGCCTCGATCGCCCTGGACGTCGATTACCTGGCCGACCCGGAATATCTGGAGCGGCCGGCCGACGCCGCGCGCGCAAGCGCCTGGTGGTGGAATGCGCACGGCTGCAACGAATTGGCCGACAGCGGCGACTTCGAGGCGCTGACGCGGCGCATCAATGGCGGGCTCAACGGCTACGACGATCGCAGACAGCGATGGGAAACGGCCAAGGCCGTGCTGGGGGCGTGATGGAACAGATGAGCCTCAGCGAGATCATCGGGTATCTGCTGGTGGCGGTCGCCGGCGGCGGGGCAGTTTGGAAAGCCTTGCCGCTGTTCCTGGGCAAGCTCACGGCAGCGATCGGCAACGTTCATGCCGAGAAAGACATGATCGATCGGCTGTCCACCCAGTTGGACAAAGCCAACGAGCGCGCGGAGGCGGCCGAGAAGTGGGCCAACGATGCATTCAAGGAACGGAACGATTTGCTGCGCGAGCTTGGCCAAGTCAGTGCCCAGCTTGCCGGCCTGACCGAGCGGCTAACGCTGCAAAGCCAGACGATCGAGCGGCAGAACACGGAGATGGCGAGCATGAAAGACGAAATCAAATCCCTGCGGGAGGCGGTCAATGGCAAGGTTACTTGAGTGGCTGGAGGGCCGGCGCCCGCGCCTGGCGCACGCAACGCGCGTGCTTTATGCCTGGGTCCTAATCCTGGGCATGGTCGGCGGCGGTGCTGCGCTGGGCGCGCTATTCACCTGGAGCCGCGCCGATACCATCATCGCGGAGCAGCGCGCCGATTATCAAGAATCGCTGTACCTGATTGGCGCGAAGCTCAATTCGGCGGCCGCTGCGAACCAAAAGACGGCCGGCGCGCTGGAGGAAACGGCCGGCGCCGTGCAGGAGGTGGTGAAGACTGCCAACGGTGCGGCGAAAACGGCCGGTAGCGCGGCATCCGCAGCGCGCGGCGCCGCATCGACAGCCAAGGCGGCGGCTAGCACGGCCAAAAGCGCCGCTGATGATTTATCGGAAGCGCTCGCGCCACAGGCGCCCGCCCCGCCTGCGCCGGTCAGGCAGGAATGGATAGAGGGTTCGTGA